AAAAAACAATTACTAGAAGGTGATGTAAACTTTAAATCATCTGGTGGTGATGTTTTTAAATTAGCTCTTTATACTTCTTCAGCAACTCTAAACTCAACAACTACTGCTTACAGTGCAACTAACGAAGTTAGTAACACTGGTACTTATGCAGCAGGTGGAGATCCATTAACAGGTCAAAGTACAAACATTGGAACCGGTTCAGGTAAAGGTGTTGCATTCGTTGACTTCGCAGATTTATCTTTCACAGGTGTAACGTTGACAGCTAGAGGTGCATTAATCTACAACACATCTTCTGCAGTTACTAATGCAGCAGTTGCAGTTTTAGATTTTGGAGGAGATAAAACAGCTACATCAGGAACTTTTACAGTAAAATTTCCAGCAGCAAGTACATCAGCAGCTATATTAAGAATCTCTGGCTAATAGGAGTTTAAATGGCATTGGTCGTAAATGACAGGGTTAAAGAAACCTCGACTACTACTGGTACAGGCACACTAAATTTAGCGGGTGCAGTAGCAGGTTTTGAAACATTTGTTGCAGGTATTGGAAATAGTAACACAACTTACTACTCAATAGTAAATGAGAATGGTGAGTTTGAAGTAGGCCTAGGTACAGTAACTGATGCAACACCAGATACTCTCGCAAGAACTACAGTTATCTCATCATCAAATAGTGACTCTGCAGTAAACTTTTCTGCGGGAACTAAAGATGTATTTTGTACCCTTCCTGCATCCAAAGCAGTCATACTAGATTCAAGCGGAAACATTGTTGCAAATAATGGATCTAACTTAACAGCATTAAACGCAACAGCATTAGCAAGCGGCACTGTTGCAAACGCAAGATTAGATGCTCAACTTCAAGACGTTGCAGGTTTAGCCGTTACCGATGGTAATATTATTGTTGGAGATGGTTCAAATTTTGTTGCAGAAAATGGAGCTACAGCTAGAACATCATTAGGATTAGGAACAGCTGCTGTATTAGATACAGGTATATCAAATACAAATGTACCTAAATTTACTTCTGGTGTAGCAGACAATGATTTCTTACGAGTAGATGGTACAGCGATTGAAGGACGTTCTTCAAGTGAAGTTCTTTCGGATATAGGTGGTCAGGCTTCGTTAACTTTTGGTATATCTAATACTAATGCAGTAAAAATAGACAGCTCTTCAGTTGCTGATGATGAGTATGCTCGTTTCACTGCTAATGGTTTAGAAAGTAGAAGTACTGCTGAAGTTTTATCTGATACTGGAGCTATTACAGCTAGTTCTACTGACACACTAACTAATAAAACAATAAATGCCTCCCAACTTTCAGGCACAGTTGCTAACGCAAGATTAGATGCTCAACTACAAGATGTTGCTGGATTAGCAACAACAAGTGGAAAAATTATTCAAGGTGATGGATCTAATTTTACTCTTTCAGCTTACACATTACCTACTGCAGATGGATCGGCAGGAAAAGTTTTAACTACAGATGGTTCAGGTGCAGTTACTTTTGAAACACCAACTACTGGGGACATAACTTCAGTTGTAGCAGGGTCTGGTTTGACAGGTGGAGCTACTAGTGGAGCTGCTACTTTAAATGTTGGAGCAGGTACAGGTATTGATGTTGCAGCAGATGCAGTTTCTGTAGACGTATCTGACTTTATGACTAATGGTTCAAACAATAGAGTTGTAACAGCTACAGGTGCTGATGCAATGAATGGTGAAGCTAACATGACTTTTGATGGATCTACATTAACAGTAACTGGAGATGTTGTACCAGGAGCTAATGATAGTCACGACTTAGGTGCATCAGACAATGTTTGGAGAAACTTATACACTGGAGATTTACATTTATCTAACGAATCAAAATCTGAAGGTAATGCTATTGATGGTACCAAAGGTAGTTGGACTATTCAAGAGGGTGCTGAAGATCTTTATTTATTCAATAACAAATCAGGTAAAAAATATAAGTTCAAATTAGAAGAGGTTTAGTAGCTCATGGCCTTCGGTATAACAGCTTTTGCAGAAAGTCCTTTTGCAGCTACAGGTTCAACAAGTGTTAATGTTGCAGTAACCGGTCAAGAGCTTACTATTGCAGAAACATCTCCTGGTGTTGTTATTGATGTAGTTGTTTCTTTAACCGGTCAAGCAATGACCGCTACACAAGGTCAAGTTAGTATTTTTGCAGGTGTTGAAGCACTTGTTACAGGTCAATCTTTATCTTCTAATCTAGGTTCTGTAACAAATACTGGAACAGCAAATATTTCTTTAACTGGTCAAACAATAACTTCTACATTAGGAACGGCAACTTTAGACGCTAATACTATAGCAAGTCCAACCGGCGAATTATTATCTCTAGCTGAAGGTAGTGTTGATGTAACTGCTAATGCAGACATTTCAATTACTGGTCAAGCATTGACTATGCAGGAAAATGCTCCAACAGTTACTGGAGATGCAGATGTTAATTTAACTGGTCAAGCAATGACTGTTGCTTTGGCTAGTGTTACTGCAATAGCAGATGTAGACGTAAGTACAACTGGTCAAGAATTGACTATGCAGGAAGGTCAAGCAGAAGCTGATGACGCAACTGCAGAAGTAACTGGAATTGCTATGACAATGGCTCAAGGGACTCTTGGAACACTGATTTGGACAGAAGTAAACACAGGTACAGCGCCTATAGATCCTCCAGGATGGAAAGAAGTAGCTTGATTTATGGTAACAATATAATTATAATTAAATATTTAGGGGTTTAAAAAATGGCAAATGCAACATCAGCAAATTTAAAACTAACGGTCCAAACAACAGGTGAAAACTCTGGAACTTGGGGACAAATTACAAATACTAATTTATTAATTCTAGAGCAAGCAATTGGTGGTTATGATTCGGTTGGAATTACTGCAGCAGCAACTTTAACTTTTTCAAATGGTGCATTATCTAATGGTAAAAATCAAGTTTTAAGATTAACTGGAACTATTTCTGGAAATAAAAATGTTGTAATTCCAGATGGAATAGAAAAAACTTATTTAGTTGAAAATGCTACATCAGGAGCACACACTGTAACTTTTAAAACAAGTTCAGGAACAGGAGCAACCTGGGCTGCTACAGATAAAGGATATAAAATTGTATATTCAGATGGAACTAATGTTGTAGATATCACAGCAGACTTAGGTGATATATCTTCTGGTGCTATTACTGCTACTGGACACATTATTCCTGGGGCAAATGATACATATGATTTAGGAACTACAACTGCTGTCTGGCAAAATTTATACACAGGGGATTTACATTTATCCAACCAAGCTAAAAACCAAGGAAACATTGTAGATGGAACCAAAGGCAACTGGACTTTACAAGAAGGAAAAGATAATATATTCATGATAAATAATATATCTGGAGAAAAATTTAAAATCAATTTATCTAAGATAGAAGGAGATTCATAATGGGAGTAGTATCGTGCGGAACTACAATGTTAGACCAAGGAGTTTTTCAAAATATAGGAGCGGTCACTTGGGATACAACAGCTAAAACAGGAAATTTTACAGCAGTAAGTGGTAATGGTTATTTTGTAAATACTACAAGTGGGTCTATTACAGTAACACTTCCTAGTTCACCTGCTGCTGGTAGCATAGTAGGTGTAAAAGATTATGCAAATACTGCAGACACAAATAAAATCGTTATTGGTCGTAATAGTTCTAATATTCAAGGAACTGCTGCTAACTTTGATTTAGTTACATCGGGAGGATCTGTATTATTAGTTTATGTAGATGGAACACAAGGATGGAAAGTAACATCTGCATCTGAAGCAACTGATCTTCAAAGTACACAATATGTAGTAGCTACTGGTGGTACAATTACCACTACAGGAGATTTCAGAGTTCATACATTTACAGGTCCTGGAACATTTTGTGTATCAAACGCAGGTGCTCCTGGAGGTTCAGCCAAAGTAGATTATGTAGTAGTTGCTGGCGGCGGTGCTGGCGCTTCTGGTAATGGAGGAGCTGGTGGTGGAGGAGCTGGTGGACATAGGGTTTCTTTTCCAAGTCCAGCAGGAACAATCCCTGTTTCAGTTCAAGGTTATCCAATTACAGTAGGTTCTGGTGGAGCAGGTGTTACACCTCCAAGCTCAGTTGGATCATCAGGTAGCAATTCAGTTTTTAGTACAATTACCTCTGCTGGAGGTGGTGGAGGTGCGAAACAACCAAATGGAAATGGTGCTTCAGGTGGTTCAGGTGGTGGTGGAAGTATAGATGGTGGTTGTGGAGGAGCAGGAAATACACCCCCTGTTAGTCCACCTCAAGGAAATCCTGGTGGAGATGGCCCCGGTGATGGAACACCTATTAACGCAGGCGGCGGTGGTGGAGCTTCGGCTGCTGGACAAAATGGTACACCAGGCCCAGCTGCAGGAGGAGCAGGTTCTGCTAATTCAATCACAGGAAGTTCTGTAACAAGAGCTGGTGGTGGAGGTGGAAGTGTTTCTAATGGAACTGGCGGTGCTGGTGGAGCTGGCGGTGGTGGAGCTGGCGGTAACGGTGGAAGTCCAGGAGTTGCAGGGACAGCTAATACAGGTGGCGGTTCAGGCGGAGGTGGACCTGATCCAGGATCTTCACCATCTGCAAACGGTGGTTCGGGTGTTGTTATTATCACCTACAAATATAGAAACTAAAATAAAATGTTATGGGAATAAATTCATGTGGAACAACTTTAATAGATGAAGGTACTTTTAAAAATATTGGTGCCATTACATGGGACACGACTGCTAAAACAGGAAATTTTACAGCAGTCAGCGGTAACGGGTATTTTGTAAACACTACTTCAGGGGCTATTACAGTCACACTGCCATCGTCACCAGGTGCAGGTGATGTCGTTGCTGTTGCTGATTATGCAAATACTTTTGATACTAATAATGTTACGATAGGTAGAAATGGATCTAAAATTCAAGGTGAGGCAGGTGATTTTAAAGCAAATATAGAAGGATTAAGTATAGTATTAGTTTATGTTGATTCAACAAAAGGTTGGTTATCAGTCGATGCTGGACAAGCAAGTGCTATTACTTCTCCACAATTTGTAACAGCAACTGGTGGAACAATTACAACATCTGGAGATTTTAAAATTCATACTTTTACAGGCCCTGGTACTTTTTGTGTATCCAATGCAGGTAATGCCGCTGGTTCGGCAACAGTAGATTATATGGTGATTGCCGGTGGTGGCGGAGGTGCTGCTAATAGTAATGGAGCAGGTGGAGCAGGTGCTGGTGGTTTTAGAGAATCTTCAGGTGCAGCAAGTGGTTGTTATTCAGCTTCTCCTTTAGGATCTGGTGTAAGTGCTTTACCGGTAGCAGTACAAGGTTACCCTATTACTGTAGGTGGCGGAGGAGCAGGTCACGTAGGAGATCCAGAAAATGCTGGAAATGGATCATCAGGAAGTAATTCAGTTTTTAGTTCTAAAACCTCAGCTGGTGGCGGTGGTGGTGGCGGCGCTGGCGCTGGAGTAGCAGGAGGTTCTGGTGGTGGAGCAGGACAAGGACAATCAGGTGTTGGAGCAGGAAATACTCCTCCGGTTAGTCCTCCTCAAGGAAATAGTGGTGGTCAGTCAGTACCTCAAGAACGTGGAGCTGGAGGTGGTGGAGCAGGTGCAGCTGGTTCATGTGTTACTGGAGGTGCCGGAGTTACTTCATCTATAAATAATTCACCTGTGGCTAGAGCTGGTGGTGGCGGTGGCGGAGCTAGATGTTTTCCCTCAGTCCCTGGAAGTGCTGGTTCTGGTGGATCTGGAGGTGGAGGCGCTGGAGCAAAAGGAAATAATGGAACTGCTGGAACAGTTAACACTGGAGGTGGTGGCGGTGGAGCAGGTAGAAAACCAGGAGTAGGAAATAATACAGGTGGTGCTGGTGGATCTGGAGTGGTAGTAATAAGGTATAAATATCAAAATTAGGTAAAATTATGGGAATAAATTCAAACGGAACAGTATTAATAGATAACGGACTTTTTAAAAATATTGGAGCCGTAACTTGGGATACTACAGCTAAAACTTCAGGATTTACAGGAGTTGCAGGTAATGGTTATTTTGTCAATACTACAGGTGGTGCAATTACAGTGACGCTTCCATCTTCTCCAAGTGCAGGAAATGCAATAGGTATAAAAGATTATGCTAATACAGCAGATACAAATGCTATAACAATTGGTAGAAATGGATCTAATATTGATGGAACAGCTTCAGATTTTACAATTAGCACAGAAGGAAAATCTGTGTTATTAGTTTATGTAGATGGCACTAAAGGATGGTTAGTTACAAATTCAGCACAAGCAAATGATATTATAGCGGTATAGATTATGGGAATAAATTCAAACGGAACATCATTAATAGACCAAGGGCTCTTTAAAAATATAGGTGCAATTACTTGGAACACAACTGCAAAGACATCTAATTTTACAGCAACAGCAGGAAGTGGTTTTTTTGTAAATACAACTTCAGGGGCTATTACAGTAACTTTACCCTCTTCACCAAATGCAGGGGATGCAGTCGGTATAGCTGACTATGCAAATACTGCAGACTCAAATAATATTACTATTGGTAGAAATGGATCTAATATTCAAGGTTCAGCTTCAAATTTCAAAATAAATAAAGAAGGTATGTCTATTTTATTAGTTTATGTAGATGGAACTAAAGGTTGGTTATCAGTTGATTCTGCGCAAGCAAGTGATATTTCATTACCAGCTTTATTTACAACAGCAACTGGTGGTACAATAACCAATTCACCTTGTGGTAATTTTAAAGTACATACCTTTACAAGTCCTGGTACTTTTGCTGTTTCACAAATTGGTAATGCACCTAGTAATCCTGCAGGTGGACCAAGTAACGTTGATTATTTAGTAATAGCTGGAGGAGGTGCAGGAGCATCTAGCCCTGGAGTATCTGGAGGCGGAGGAGCTGGTGGTCATAGAACAACTTTTCCAAGCCCTGGATCTAACGCAGGAGCTTTTCCAATTTCAGCAACAAGTTTTCCAATCACTGTAGGTGCTGGAGCAGCAACTTCTGCACAAGGAGGATGCACTGGTGCTAACAGAGGATCTAATTCAGTATTTTCAAGTATAACATCTACTGGTGGAGGTGGAGGAGCTGGTGGTACTAGTCCAGGTTGTAAAGGTGTTTTTCCAACAATGCCAGGTGGTTCTGGTGGTGGAGGATCAAATGGAGCTCCTGGCCCAGCAGGTGGTTCAGGTAACACGCCTCCTGTAAGTCCACCTCAAGGTAATCCTGGTGGTCAAGGTGGTGGACCAAGTCCCAATGGAGCAGCAGGTGGAGGTGGTGCAGGTGCTGCAGGAAGTAATAACCCTGGAGGTTGTGGTTCAGGACCTGGAGGAGCTGGTTTAGCAAATTCAATTACAGGTTCACCTGTCACAAGAGCAGGTGGCGGTGGAGGAGCTGGTTTTAGAAATCCAGGACCAAACGGATCTGGTGGATCAGGTGGTGGTGGAGCTGGAGGAAATCCAGGACCAAGTCCAAGTTCAGGTGGATCAGCTGGAGTATCAGGAACAGCTAACACTGGTGGAGGTGGAGGTGCAGGTTCTGGTTCAGGAACAAACGCTGGAGGATCCGGTGGATCAGGTGTTGTAATTATAAGATATAAATTTCAATAGTTGAAGGATAATTAAAATTAATATATAAGGAGAAGTATTATGGCACATTTTGCAAAACTAGGCGCTAACAGTAAAGTTATTCAAGTGCTAACACTTGATAACAAAGATATGTTAAATGCTGATGGTATTGAAGATGAAGCGGTAGGACAAGCTTATTTAGAATTACATAATAACTGGCCTGCTCAAATGTGGATTCAAACTTCATATAATACAAAAGCTAATCAACATAGTGATGGCGGAACACCTTTAAGAGGCAACTATGCAGGTATAGGTTATGAATGGGATGAAGATAATCAAATCTTTTGGCCAAAACAACCATATCCTTCATGGGTAAAATTAATTTCAGAAGCAAGATGGCAATCTCCAATAGGTGATATGCCAGCGCTGACAGAAGAACAAGAAAATCAAAATATGGCAAAAACTCATTGGTGGGAGTATCATTGGAATGAAGCTAATACGACTTGGGACTTGACAGACGATATAGCATAGATTAAAAATAGTGGTGGTATGCAAAAGAAAGTATTAAGCGAACAATCGTTGTATTATGGTGATGTAACAATGCCTAAAGATTGGGACATTGATCGAGATAAATTATCAGGCGACATTTTAAAATCATTAATTCACGATAAAGATTTTCCGTTTTCCCGAACTTGGGATATGTTAAATACTTATATAAGAGATTACTTTGGTCTTGAGTATGGTATTAATTTAGTTAATAAAAAAACATGGGGCAATATTTATAAACCTTCAGAAATAACAACTCCATTAATTAATATTAATCCAGTAGACCTTAAAAATTCTCCAGACTTTACAATGCTTTACGGAGTTACAGTTAAAAACTGTATGGTTAGAATACACTATGAAGATAACAGACGTAAAGGTAGAAGTTGGGACATAGAATTAAAAGATAATATGTTTATTATATTTCCATCAACAAATATGTATTACGTAACTAACAATCAAAAAGATAGTTTGAATTTTATTCAAACAATAACTTATGAATATATCTAATTACTATTGGTCTTTTACATCTGCAATACCTCCTAAAATCTGTGATGATATAATTAGATACGGATTATCTAGATCAGAACAAATGGCTAGAACTGGTGGTTATGGAGATAGACAACTAACTAATGACGAAATCAAAGATATAAAAAAAAGAAGAAACTCTGATTTAGTTTGGTTAAACGATACTTGGATATATAGAGAACTGCATCCATATGTACACGAGGCAAACAGGTTAGCAGGGTGGAATTTTGATTGGGACAGAAGTGAATCTTGTCAATTTACAAAATATAAATTAAATCAATATTATGATTGGCACTGCGATAGTTGGGACAAACCTTATGAAAAAGAAGGACCAGAAAAAGGTAAAATTA